TCAGTCAAGCCATACCTGGTCAACACATTTAGTGGTGCAAGCAATGCGTTATCTAAGAGGAAAGGTAAGAGTGATGGGTAGAAGTAAGATGTCTCAGGAAGTACAAAGAAAAATATGGAGAGACAGATCCAAAAGAAGGTATCAGTATGGTGTAAAAGTATTACGTAGGTTTAAAGTAATTAAAGGATGTAAACATTGTGGTTTCAATGATCATCATGCTTCTTTACATTTTCACCATAAGAATCCAAATAAAAAAAGTTTTCAGATAGGAAATGAAATAAGTAAAATGGCATTTAGTAGACATAGTAAATCTAAAATTAGACTAAAAAAAGAGATGGGTAAGTGTGAAGTTTTGTGTGCGAATTGCCATTCCAGAATAACATTTGAAGAGAAGCATTGGAGGAAAACTTAAATGATCAACATTAAGAACTACCTAGAGTCGCTTGATTTAAAAGAAGAATACAGACACAGAGGTGACTGCCCTAAGTGCAAAGGTAAGAACACATTCACTGCTACACGAGATGGTAGTGCTCTGTTGTACAACTGTTACAAGCTTGACTGTAATACCAAAGGTGTAGTGTCATCAGGTATGACAGCAAGAGAGATACAGCGTAAGCTCAAAGGGTATGAGGAACCTGAGTCAGAACACGAGACATTCACTTGGCCTGAGTATGTAGTGACACCTACTGCAGAACACAGAGATCACGAAAGGTTTATAGGTAGGTGGGGCTTGTATGGTGAGGACTTGATGTACGATGTAATGGATGGACGTGTAGTGTTTCCTATCTATGACAGAGGCAGATTAGTAGGAGCTATAGGTAGATGTACATCTTACGCAGGGCAAGTTAAGTGGAAGCGTTACGATAGGACACCTACTGTATTCACTCGTGTCGTTGGTAAGCCTAGTGGTGTCGTAATGATAGTAGAAGATGTTATCAGTGCAACTGTAGCAGCTAAACTATTCCCAGGCTTAACAGGTCTAGCTATACTAGGCACATCATTCAGTGTGTCTAATATGCAACACTTAGATAATTTTTACAAAGTTATAGTAGCATTAGACCCAGATGCTGCACATAAAACATTAGAGTACAAGAGAGAGATAGAGGCTTGCACAGGGTTAGAGACTATAGCGTTGAGACTATATGATGATATTAAATATAAAGTAGAAGCAGACATTAAAAAACTAGAGGAGATAGTTTAATGACACCAAGAGAAGAAGCGGAGCTAGAAGCAAAGCTAACATACGAAGCGTTTATCAAGTGGGTTAAGGTTACCTTCTACTGGATAATGGCAATGCTATTAGTACTAGCGTACTTTAACTTCGGAGTAGATAACAAAACAGGCAGCCAGTACAACGGTGAAGTATATGCACCCAAGAATGTAGGAGACAAGTAATGCAACCAAAGAATGTACCATGCCATATCCGTATCAAGGTAGAGCCAACGCAGCAGCAGAATGGTAGAGCCTGTCGGTTACACGGTAAAGACTTCAAGAGTATTGCTGATGCAGCGAGACACTGGAATGTGAACTACTCATGGGCAGCAGAACAAGTTAGTAAAGGGTGGAACAAAGAAGGTTTTCCTCAAAAGTATAGGAAGAGTTATGTCTAAGACAGCAATAATAGATGAACGTGTACCACTAGGTAAAGTCTACGTTGACTTGACAGTAGATGAAGTGTTAGAGGCGTGTAAGAGATACGCATCCGACAAAGCTTTTGATGAAGAGTTAGATAGGATATATAACAAAGATACAAGTTTTGATTGAGAGAGGAGACACACATGATGGAACTAGCACTGATCCACACTATGTTGGACAAAGAGTTCTACGATAATCACAAGGGTATACGTTGCCCTGATAAGATATTCAGTAAAGATGCACGTAAGATCAAGCACACTCTAGACTACGCTATGACTACCTACGACAAGAGCCTTACGCCTACTGAGTTAGAGGCTTTGTTTGAGGCCAACAACAGGAGTATGACTACAGCTAACAAGCAAGTGTACCGTGAGTTGTTTACAAAGATAGCACGAGAGAAGCCTCTCAGTAATGAGATAGCTACGGATGTACTGTCTAAGTTATTCCAACAGGTAGTAGGTGAAGAGATTGCTAACCTTGGTTTTGATTACGTCAATGGAACACAGGAAAGCTTAGAACCTTTACGTAATCTATTGACTAACTATCAAGATGACTTCATGCCTAACCTTAAGGTGGAGTGGGATGACACAAGCATTGATACACTACTAAAAGCCAACGACATACAGTCACAATGGAAGTGGAACATACCTACTCTTAGACGTAAGACAGAGGGCATCAGCGCAGGACACCTGGTTGTTGTAGGTGCTAGACCTAACACAGGTAAGACAAGCTTTCACGCTAGTACAATAGCTGCACCTGATGGGTTTGCTTCACAGGGTGCTAAGTGTATGGTGCTATGCAATGAAGAAAGTTATGAACGTGTAGGTGCAAGATACCTTAGTGCCGCTACAAGTATGAGCATGGATGAAGTCAAGACTAACATGGCGGTGGCTGCGTTACGTTATGATCCAGTAGAGAAGAACGTATTCATCAAGGATAGCACAGGTAAAGACATGGCATGGGTTGAGGCTATCATCAAAGCATACGAGCCTGACATTGTAGTGCTTGACATGGGTGACAAGTTTGCATCGAAGACAAGTGATAAGTCAGACATCTATCTTAAGGAAGCAGCCATACATGCACGTAACATAGCCAAGCAACACAACTGTGCAATCATATGGATGTCGCAGTTAAGCGCAGCAGCAGAGGGTTTGGTACATCCTGATCAGTCAATGCTTGAAGGTAGTAAGACAGGCAAGGCAGCAGAGGCAGACCTAATGATACTCATATCAAAGAACAAGGTAGTTGAAGGCCAGGACGAAGATGAAAGTAGCCAACGACATCTTTGTATAGCTAAGAACAAACTCAAGGGTGGATGGCATGGAACTGTACACTGTGAGCTTGACGGTGATAGGAGCCAGTACTTAGCATGAGACTTGTACTTGATGTAGAAAACACAATCACTAAACGAGATAAGAAGAACATCCTTGATCCGTTTGAACCTGGGCTTGAACTTGTGCAGGTAGGTATGCAGAATGTAGACAACACTGACGAGACATACCTGTTCACTCTGAATCATAAGCAAGATCAAGACGTTGGTGGCTCAAGGGCTATGAACATTCAGCTTATACTGGATAACACAACGCTCTTGATTATGCACAATGCACAGCATGACTTGATGTGGCTATGGGAATCTGGTTTCAAGTATGACGGTGACATCTACGACACGATGTTAGCTGAGTATCTGTTACAACGTGGGCAGAAAGAACCTATAAGCTTAGAAGCTTGTGCTGAACGTAGGAATCTAAACTATCAGAAGCAAGACACTCTCAAAGAGTATTACAAGAAAGGATACAACACCAATGAGATACCTTTACAAGAGCTTCTTTTTTATCTTAGGAGTGACCTCGACATTACTCGTGAGTTGTACCTTGCCTTGGAACAAGACTACGCCCAGCCAGAATCAGAGTCCTTACATAAAGTTAGAAAAGTTACCTTCAACACATGCAAAGCCCTCACCCGAATGTATATGTCAGGAATCTGTGTGGACAGGAATACCCTTCAAGAAGTCCGACTAGAATTTGAACAAGAGAAAGCTGAGATAGAGGATAGACTACAACGTAAGACTCGTGATCTTATGGGTGACACACCTATTAATCTCAATAGCCCAGAGCAAGCATCTCAAGTTATATTCAGTAGACGTGTGCACAACAAGAAAGAATGGGCTGACTTGTTTGAATACACTAATACAAAGGAAGAGTTTGAAAGTGCTATAAAGGTAAACAGTTCTGTCATTAGAAAGACTAAAGCATCTACTTGTCCTGAGTGTAATGGGCGTGGCTTAGTACACAAGTTACGTAAGGATGGTACACTTTACAAGATACCAAACAAATGTAAGGACTGTGACGGTAGAGGTTATCAGCTAAAAGAAATTAACGTAGCAGCAGGGTTACAATTCAACCCACCAAGCAAGAAATGGATAAGTGCAAATGGTTTCAGTACTAGTAAGGGCAACCTTGAAAATCTTATGGCTACCGCTACAAGTAAGCGCATGGACTCTGCTCTTGCTTTTCTTACTGACCTTAAGCGTCTGTCTGCTATTAGCAGTTACCTTAGTAGTTTCGTGGATGGTATCGACATATTCACCAAGCCCAACGGATTCCTACACGTTAACCTTACCCAGCATATCACCAGTACAGGTAGATTTTCTGGACGCAATCCCAACATGCAAAACATGCCAGGAGGAGGTACATTCCCAGTGAAGCGTGTGTTCATATCACGATGGGATGGTGGACAGATAATGGAATGTGACTTTGCTCAGTTGGAATTTCGAGTTGCTGCATTCCTCTCACAGGACAGCACAGCCATGCAGGAGATAGATACAGGGTTTGATGTGCACTCCTACACTGCAAAGGTTATCAGTGATGCAGGACAGCCTACAGCTAGACAGGCAGCAAAGGAACATACCTTCGCCCCACTCTTCGGAGCTACAGGGTATGGTAGATCAAAGGCTGTAGCTGCATACTACAATCATTTTACGGAGAAGTACCAAGGCATAGCTAAGTGGCACAAGAAGCTAGGCAAGGAAGCAGTAAGGCTTTTTAAAATAACCAACGTAAGTGGTAGACAGTATGCGT